GAACAATCTTCTCGTCAATGCGCACCTTGAATGCAAAGCCGCCATGGAACGTGTCCACTAGCGTGTAGCCGTCACGTGGGATGAATCCGATTGAGCCAGCCTGACCTGGAAGAGCCTCAGTGAACGGGCACTCTTCGAGGTGTTTGGTCAGCGCGTCAACGCTGGGTAATGTTGCCTTGTAGACCAAGGCATTGCGAATTAAACGTGCTTTCATTTCTTCATCCATCCTGCAATTGATTGAGCCAAACTGTCAGGAATGAAGAACGGGAAATTGATCACGCCATTCCACTTCTGCATCGTCGCCGCCTGAGCGTTGATGATGCCAATCTCAGCTGTCTTCTTGTTCAGCTCCACCACGGCAAACATCGCGTCTTTGTTGGCGTACTGAATGCTGGCGATAACGCTGTCATCCAGTGCCTTCTGAATGCGCTGATCAAAGCTCAACTCTTCGGCATAGCCCACGAATGCAATGGTGATGCCTTTTTTCTGGAACTCGTCTTTGACGGTCTGCTCAACCACGTCAATGATGGCTGCCTTCTCTTGCGTAGCACGCAGGAAGTTGCGCTTTGCGAATTCCTTGGCCAGGATCTGCTGTACTTTGGCGCGCACGACAGTGTCCATCACGTCAGCCAGACTCTTGCCGTACTTCACTGAGGCGAAGACATCTTCAGGCTTTTGGCTGTTGGCCACAGAGGCTGTTCCAAACCAGTAGAAGAACTTGGCCGCGTCTTCTTCTGCAACAGATGCGCTGATGGTGATACCGGTGCGCAAGTTGATTGAGTCAGCGCTTTCAAAGTGAAAGCCTTCTTTTTTGGTCGACGTGCCGCGGTCAGATGCGTTCACCCATTCACGGGTGTATGGCGTGCGGTCCACCAAGTACAGCGTGGCGCTGGGCACGTAGTAGTCGCTGATGGCGGCTGTGTTGGCTGCGATGACGTGAGGGATCTGCACGCGCTTGGCGGCCACCTTGTTGTCGGCCAGGTACTCAATTGAGCCGAACTGTTTCTGTGACGTCTTGTTGGCGCCAACAGCAGGGATCAAGAAAGCGGACTGGTTGGCCTCAATGTTGACCCATTCAGCACGGTCAGTCTTGTCGTAGTACGCATGAGCTGGGCTGCACGAGAACATGCCAGCAAGCACCAAGAACACGATTGCCACGCCTTGTGGGGCTTTCTCATTGATCGCCTTGAGCGTCTTCACCAGATAGCCAAAGTGCCGAACAAGAAGATTGCTGACGCCAGGGCCTGGCCGCTGAGGTAGTGATTCATGAGCGCGAACTTGGCATAGGCCGCATCGCTGTTCTCAAGTTGGCCAACGGCCGCGTTGCTGATTTCCACGTTGGCCGCGATGGTCAACACGGTGTAGAGAATTGAACAGATTGCATAGAGAGCCACTGTTGCGAATGTGCGCCATACGACGCCTTGTTTGATTTTGTCGAAGTCCATTTTGATTCCTGTTTAAGAACCGCGCCGAGCGGACTCAGCGCGGGCTCTTTACTTACTTAGCTTCTTCCGTTGGCACTTGATTGCCATCGTCTTCAACTGTGCCGGCGGCATCAGTCTCGACGGTGTCGCCAGTTGGCTCTGCGCTGCCGACTGGTGCAATGTCGCTCTCCAGTGCAGGAGCCTCGACCACTGGCAACTCAATGCCAGCGGCTTTTACTTGGTAGGGCATCCAAGCTGCGTACGGGGCGCCATCCGGCTTGTCTTCGCCTGGCTGCACCAAACGCACATTGCTGCGTTGCTGCGTGTTGCCGTAGGCATCAAAGACAGCCAGGTTGACTTGGTTGTCGCTGTGCACGCCGGCAACAATTGCTGCCAACGGCTGACCGCTCAAGCGGCCAATGCCGTCGTGATCAGCGGGTGTGAACCAGACAATGCGACCAACGGTCGGGATGATTTTTTCTGACATAGTTTTCTTTCAGAGTTGATGGGAAATAGTTACTTCTTTATGGGCGTGTACATCAAAAGGGTATGTCATCGTCCATATCTTGGAAGCCGCCGCCTTGTGGGGGCTGCTGGCGCTGTTGCCCTTGTGGGGCTTGGCGTTGCTGGCCACCTTGGGCGGGGCGTTGTTGGTTGCCTTGGGCGCGTTGTCCGCCGCCTTGTTGGCCGCCTTGTCCACCACCTTGCTGACCATCCTCGCGACCGCCAAGCAGTTGCAATTCGGTAGCGATGATGTCGCACGTGGGCTTCTCAACACCGGTCGTCTTGTCTGTGTAGACGCCGTACTTGAGGCGGCCTTCGACGTAGATGGGACGACCCTTCTTGACGTACTCGCCGGCAATTTCAGCTAAGCGATCATAGAAGGTGACGCGGTGCCACTGGGTGTCTTCGACGATTTCGCCAGTGTCTTTGTTCTTGCGGCGCATCGAGGTCGCAACGCTGACGTTGGCCACGGCTTGACCGCTTTGCAGATAACGGACTTCAGGGTCGCGGCCACAGTTGCCGACGATGATTACTTTGTTTACGGATGCCATTTCTTTCTTTCTTGCCCGGTGGGTTAGTAATAGCTGTTGAGTTGGTTATGGGCACTGATCACTTTGGTCAGGTTGGGGCGACTGGTCTCAATCGCTTTTCGGGCAGCCACCACACACTTTTTGTATGCGACAGCGCCGTCGTAGGAACCCGCGTTCACTTTCTGTGGAACGCGGGTCAGCATGGTCTTGATCTTTTGCGTGTAAAACGCTAATTGCTCGTTGTTGTCCATGCTGTTTATTATGCTACAAAATGTTGGTCTTCTAACAAAAAGTTAGATTTCCGACGAAATTACTCGGGAATGCGGATTGCGAACCGATTCCTTGAGCGCCCACTTGAGCTTCAGGTACATCGCACGCACCGACAACGGCTCGTTGATCACGCGGTCAGCGTTGCGCACGCGTGCCAGCACGAGCTCGCGGTCGACTGTTGTAGCGTTGCTCGACATTTCCATTTTCGCCATTCGGCGAAGGCGCTTGGCCATCTTGCCATTCATAGGGTTAATCCTTGTAGTTAAGTGAAAGAACTTTGAAGCTCATGTCGCCGTTGCCAACATCGCGGATCACGACGCCTTCAGCTTGGGCGCCGTTGCCGTAGCGAACGCTGTCTGCGAGGGTGCGCAGAGCGTCGACGCCTGGGTGCCCTTGGAATGCGCTGACCACCTTTGCCATGGGCAAGTCGTGGTTCTGGCACAAGGCCACTAGAGCAGCGAATGGCAGGCGTTCGCGGCGCTCAATGCTGTAGGCGGTGAACACTCGGATCTCGTTCTCGGTCAGGCCGCCGGGGTTGCCTTGGATGCCAGGGCCGACGATCTCAAACTGGAGCGCGACGCCTTCTTGCACTTGGTCCATTCCGTACTTGCGAGCCATCTGCCAGTAGACATTGGACCCGCCGCTTGGTGTGAACTCATCAAGCTCGTAGTTGCGGCTGCAGACGTGCAGGCCGGCGTCGTCATTCCAGGCGGTGCAGCTGGTGCCGTCATACTTGATCGAGGCGTACAGGTCCACATACTCAAGCGCCTCGTCCAGGTCGCGCAGGCGCTGGAAGTTTGGCTCGTCAGTCTTGGGGATGAATGACGGGAAGTTACCTTTGGCCTGTCCGACCATTTGCGCCGGGATCTTCTTCTCGTACTTGGTCACACCCAAGGCCTCAGCGATGTCAGCGCCAGGCTCGAGGTCGGTATTGCCCGCAGGAATGATCACGCACTCGCTGGGTACGCCTTTGAAGCGAGCCATGCGCACGCGCCACTTGTGACGCTCCATGAACGCCCAGCGGTCGCTTGGCGGCAGAACAGCGTCTTGCAAGAAGACCATCGCTTTGTCGCCAACAGCCAGGTCTTTGCCCACAACACCAGACCACACGCCAGCATCATCGCAGTCAACGAATGCCTGCTGGATGCGGTCTGCGCCTTCAATTGACAGGATCTGTGTGACCTGCCCAATTACAGCGATCTTGCTCATAGCGACTCAAGCCAAGAAAGGGCGGTCATCGCGTTGCCGGAGTCCGTGTCGAAATCATTCATCTCGACCAGGTCCACCATCTCATCAAGGCTCATGCGCTCGCCGTCGCGGGCGTACTCAGCGACCTCTGCGCCAATGGCTGCAAGCTTGACGATTTCAGACACAACCTCGTCCGGTAAATCTTTGAGTTCCAGTTCGTGGATGTTTTCGATAGTCATAGGTTTCTTTCTTAAGCAAATGTTTTGATGATCCAGCCCATGGCAACGGCAGCTGGAGGAATGATCACGAGCGAGGCAATAGACTCGTAGCGGTCGGCGTTGGTTTCATCGCGGTTCTTGGACTTGCGCATGCGCAGCGCACCAACAACCAATGCAAGGCCTGTCGCGGTAGCGATGCCAATCTCAGGCACGCCAAGCGGCGCGACAAACCAGTTCCACAGGGTGCTGATGGACCAGCCCTGCCACAGCAGAAGCAGCGGCGTGATGACGCAGAACAGAACGAGGAATGTGGCGGTTTTTAGAACAATGTCTTTCATGAACAACTTTCTGTTGATTGTTAGGCGAAAACAGATGCAGCAGCGGACAGCACAAGTGCTGGCTGCGCTACTTGAACAGCCGGGGCTGATGTGGCCACAGATGCTGGCGCCGAAGCGTATGGCGTAGAGAGCAACTTGACGTAGTCCTCGACGCGCTTGTTGAACTTCAGCAGACCTGTCTCCAAGTCATTGATGAAGTCGTCGTCACGGAAGATCCGCTTGACGTACAGGTCGTTGCCGATGCCTTTGAGCGGCGGCACGTACATGATGAAGTCGCAATACTTGCGACCAGTGATCCACAAGCCACCTTGAATCTGGTGGATGTACTCTTCGACGTTGCCGGTCTGGATCATCTTCATGATCTTCAGGCTGTTGATCGGGGTCTTCACCTCAATCATGCCGTCCTGGCCAACGAAGCCGTCAGTGGAGTAGCCGAACAGGCGGTCGTCGGTGAGCACGATTCCGCACTCGTTTACGATGGTGTTGTAGTTGGCCTCGTAACGCATGCGCGCAAAGGCCTCCTGCTCGCTTCCACGCTTCATTGCGTAGGTCTGGAAGGTGTCGCCATAGGGCTCGCCTGAAATGCGCTCCATGGCCGTGTTAATGGCCAGCGTGTCGGATGCGTCTGTAAAGTCGCCGACATCCTTGTCGCCGGACTTGCGCTTGAGCACGGACAGTGCGTCGGAGTAGGTGCTGGCGGTGATGACGCCGGCACGGGCTTGATGCCATTCAGGCGTGCCCTGTTCGCAGTCGATGAAAATCATTGTTGCTCCTCTGGGGTTTCTGGGTTTAAACGAGCGTGCAGGGCAGTGCGGATCTCGACTGCCTGCTGCTTGAAGTAGGCGTGCTGCTGGCCAGCCTTGGCTGCAAGCGCTGCGGCGCCAGCTGCCTTGTACTGAGTCATGAACTCTTCGTCGGTGTTGGCCGCACGCACAGCGTCAAGCCAGTGGTCGACGTCAAAGCCTGCGACGCCTGTATCACGGCCGCCGACAATCTCCACGACGCCTTCACCGCCGTCGGTGTTCAGGTGGTGGATAGCTTCGTCAAGACGGTCAGTCTTCGGCCACATCTTGCTGGCGCGCTTGACGATGGTCTTCTTGATCATCTCGCCTGGGTCAGTCTTCCAAGGCGTCGCCTTGCCTGCCTTGTATGACTCGGAGCGGTCGCGGATCGCGTAGACCTCGTCAATGGTCATCGTGTCGGTGACCCAGTCGCCGTGATTGGTCTTGGCCACGCAGTAGACGCCGACAATCTCGCCGCGGTCTTTGGCGAACGGGTTGAACTTGTGCGTAGGCTCGCGGTCAAAGCCGTTCATCTCAAAGGTGTCAGTGGCTTTGACGAGCTCAGCCTTGACCATGCGCACGGAGCCGCTGGCAATGGCCAGTTCGACCAGGCCCATGTAGCTGATGTCCAGGCAGATTGCGTTCTTGCGCGGCACCAGGTACGCCTGCTTCTTGGCAGGGTTTAAGCTCAGGCCGATGGCGGCCAGGTTCATCACCGCGTTGCGCACTGAGTCAGGGTTCTTGACCGCGATGCCCAGCGAGTAGTCGTTGTTCATCAAGACCTGGACAGCGAACTCTGCCTCGGCCTTGAACTTGATTGCCTTGTCTGACAGGACGTCATTGAAGGCGCCCTCGAGGGAGAGAATCTGGTTCTCTACGATTGCAATTTTGCTCATGCGATGACCTTTGTTACTTTCCGAGAGTTGGCCCACCGCTTTGCGCTTCGCGTATCTTCGTCATCCAGCAATGAGCGCTTTGCCAAGGATGTAAACGCGTCTTCATAGCACTTGTGTTTGCAGTAGGAGTACACGTGGCCTTCCCAGCTTTTGGCGTTCGTGTCGAGAAATAGCCAGCAAAAGCCAATAAGGCCGCGGTGGATTAGTTTGCGCACGGCATAGGTGCCGTCGGCGAACTGCACAATGTGCAGCTTGAATGGGTTGTACAGCTTCATGCAAACTCCTCCTCGCGCACGAATTCAGCCGCCTCAAGCAAGAACTCAATCGCTTGTGCACGGCCAATCTGAAACTGACCAGCAATGCCATCAATGATGGCGTCAGCACGGTCACGCACCTCAGCCAGGCGCAAGGCCTTAGCCTCCTCTTGAGCCTTCAGGCGGGCATTGGCTTCCTCGACTTCTTTGGCGGCCTTGGCGGCGGCTTCAGCAGCTGCGCGCTCGGCATTGGCTTTGGCAATCACGGCAATCTCTGCGTTGAGTTTGTCTTGCTGTTCTTTGAGTACGGCTTCGGCGGCGGCCTTTTCGGCTGCGAACGCGTCTTCCTGCTTCTTCAGCATCTCGGCGCGCTCAACGGCCTCTTGGCGTGACTTGGCATTAGCTTCGTCAATCTGGCGCTGAGCCTCGGCCTGGGCGGCGATGCGCTGGGCTTCAGCTTGTGCGGCGATTGCGGCTTGTTGCGCCGCAAGTTCTGCGGCGATACGGGCGTTCTCTGCGGCAACGCGCTCGTTCTCAATGCGCTGAGCTTCAATGCGTGCAGCCTCTGCTTCACGGGATTTAGCTGCGTCGAGGATG